CCGCTTTTTCTTCAGCTCGCTCATCACCTCGTCGAGCGACGACGCCCGCGCGACGATGTCGCGCACCTCGTCGATCAGCGCGTCGACGCCCGGCGCCGCCAGACGCTCGGCCTGCTCGGCGAGCACGCCGATCGGATCGCGTGTTTGCACCGTGCGCTCCGCCTGCAGCGCGGGCTCGCCGCCGAAGCCGCCGCCGAACAGCGGCGCGGATGCCGGCGCGGTAAGCAGCTCGGCGCCGGCGGCCGGCTCCGGGATGCCGAGCTGGTCGCGCATCCAGCTCTTCTCGACCTGCATGCCGAACGGCACGAGGCGCGTGACGCCGTCGATCGTCTGCTTGATATCACGCTCTTCGGCGCGGCCGATCCGCAGGCGCGGATACTTTTTTTGCGGTCCGAACTCCAGCTGCACCCAGGGCAGGATCAGGTCGCGATTGAGAGTCGCCGAGAGCGCCTTCGCGTCGGCGCGTTCGATGTCCTCCTGTACCTGCCGGTGCTCCTGGCCCACCGCGTGCCCGCCGGCGATCGCATCGGTGGTCGCGGTCTGGCCGAGCACCGCCTTCGAGACCTGCTGGTCGAGCCAGTCGGCACGCTCCTTGTAGAGCTGGTGACCCTGTCCGACGTTCTTGCTCTCGACGAACTCGATCTCCATCGACGCCGGCATGATCGCCGCGCAGTCGCCGGCGATATTGGCGACGGCGTTGAACAGCGTGTCCTTGTCCGCTTCGGTGGCGCCGGCAGGGTATTTGCCGACGCGCACGGGCTGGCCGAACGTCTGTGTGAAGATTGCCCAATCGCGCTGCGTGAACGCCTTGAACATCCACGACCAGGTCGCCAGCCGCGCGATCCCAGATCGGATCGCCAGGCCCGACTTGGCGCGAATGACGGCGCAGATGAACTTGAACGGCGGCAGCGGGCTGTCGCCGCCGTAGCGCGTGTCGGCCGTGCCGTCGTATCCGCCGCGCAGGAGGGGCGTGCTACCATCGCTCGGATCGAAACGGAACCAGCGCGGGTCGCGCCATTCCAGCCGCGAGGGCTGCCACTGGCCTTCCGAGGTGTCCCAGATGATCTCCGTGAAGCTCACGCCTTTGCCGATCGCGTCGAGCATGTCGAAGATTTCCGACTGCAACTCGTCGCGGCCGAGCCAGCCGGACACCATATCGGCATGCGCCTTCGCCTCCGGCGTATCGTCCGCTGCGTCGACCTGGATGTCGAGCTGCGCCACCGATCGCTTGCGCGTGCCGAGCACGCCGGCATAGTGCAGGTCGCGCTCCTCGATCTGCTCCGCAAGCTCGAAGTAACGCAGCGGCTCGCCCATGTCCGCCTCGCGCAGCAGGTTCGCCAGCCGGCGCGGGTTGAGACCGTCGCCGGGATAGCCCGACAGTGGCGAGCGCACGCCGGTGATGGTCGGGCCTGCAATTTCCGCCTTCAGCACCTCGCGCCGGATCGGCTGGCCGTCCGGGCCGTAGAGGATCGGGACGTTGTCAGCCATCAGATGCTCCCTCGCAGGCCGGCGCCGAGCGGCGACTGCCACCAATTGCGGTTGATGCCGTCGCCATCGTCGGCGCGATCGCCGCGCACTTCCGTCGTCGGCGAGCGGTAGCCCGCTTCCCAGTAATCGGCGCGCGAAGCGGCGTAGCCGAGCATGCCGGCGATCGCGGAATCCCCGTGGCGCTGAAAGCCGTCGCTGCCCTTGAAGCGATGATCGTCCGGCACCTTGATGATGCCGCCGACGTAGGCCAGCGCCTGGTGGTCGCGCAGCACATCGTCGTGCTTTGGCAGGATGACGGTGCGGTCGCTGAAGGCTTCGATGTAGGGCGTCGCGTTGAGGCGATACCATTCCTGGGACAGCTTCACCTCGACGACGCTCGAGCCGTACTTCAGCGCCGCGACTTCGGCGAGATAGGCGCCGTTGCCGCTGGCGTCGAGCATGCCGCCGCCCATGCGCGGCAGCCGGTCGACGACGTAGAACAGAATCTCGCGCTGCTGATCGAACGGCACGTTGCGCAGTTCGACCTGCAGGGCACAGGTCCTGGTCAGTCCGTGGCCGATCTCGAAGACGGTGGTCACCGCCGCGTCGCCGGTGCGCGCGAAATCTTCGCCGAAGACGTGGCGCAGCTTCGGATTGAGCTTGTCGAGAATCGGCTTCAGCTCGCGCTCGCAGAACTCCTTCGCCTCGGCCTTGCGCCGATCCTCTGGCAGATTCTTGAAGCTGTCCGGCAGCGCCCACCGCACGATCGGGATACCGGCCTGCATGCAGCTTTCGATCTGCACGCGGGTGAGCGCCGCGCCTTCCGCTTCCGCCGGCACGCAGTCGAGCTCCTGCGCCATCGCCGAGGTCCGCACGCCGTAGGAGCCGCGGATCTTCGCTTCCCAGGCGGCTTCGCCGTCCGCCGTCCAGGTCTTGCCCTGGATCAGGCACACGCGACGGTAAAGGCCGTTTTCGACAGCCTTTGAAAACGGGATGAAGTGCAGGTTGAACGGGATTTTTCCTGCCTTCGCTTCGAGGATCAGCTCGTTGAAGGGGCTGAGCACGCCGTTGTGGGTCGAGATGACGGCCACCTTGCCGCCCCAGATCAGCAGCGCGTTCACTGCGTCAAGGACCTCGCGCACATTCCTGTGGAACGCGGCTTCGTCGATCACCACCTTTCCCTGCAGGCCGCGGATGTTTTCCGGACGCGACGACAGCGCTTCGACGCGGAAGCCGGAGGCGAACCGCACTCGGAAAGCTGAGATCAGGCTCGATGAACCGTCTTCCTTCACGTCCTCGAACATGAACTCCTCGACCGCCGCGAGCTCGCCAGCAACGATCTTGGCGAAGTGCGCGACGTAGCCGATGAATTCGCGGCCCTTGTCTTTGGTGTCGCCAATGTAAAAGACGTTCATGCCCCCGGCAGACCGCTTCTTCGCGGCGAGCAGCGTGTCATCAAGCGCCTCGGCAAACGTGATGCCAGTTCGCCGGCCTTTCTCGCCGAGCTTCAGATCGCTGCCGTCCTCAAGCCATTCGGCCTGATGACGCATGAGAATGCCCTCCGCGAGCGGATCGAGCTCGGTCGGGATATCCGCACCGCGCGGCAGGCCTTCGGGCAGCTGCGCGGGATCTCTGGGGATTACGGGCGCATGCGGCATTGCTGAGCTATCCCAGCGAGCTTGGCTGTACGATTATGGACGCCGCGACAAGCGAGGGGCAATCCAGAGTGTGGTGATGAGAGAGATCGATCAAGGGATTGGTGCTGTTGGACTGCTCGGGCTCGCATGTGCTCTTGTCGTCCTTCTCACGACAGGCTTGCCGCTGGTTCTGTCTCCGGACGCGCTCAAGCTCTCTGACCTTTATGGTTTTGCAGGAAGCATCCTCGGATCGCTCGTCACTCTTCTTGCCGCCTTTCTCGCATGGCGCGCCGTGCAGAAACAAATCGCCTTGCAACGCGAACAGATGCTTATTGGCGTGCTTATGCGGGAAGACGAGCGGCTCGGAGAAGTCGAGCTGCCTGCTCTCGAAGCCTTCACCCATGTAGTGCTGGAGCTGCGCCAAAATGTGCGGATGGGCACCCCGGAGCAATACGCTAGAGCCTTTGAACGCCAAGGTCTTCCCTATCAAGGACCGGAATTGGAGAAAGCGCTTGCGGAGAAGATCGGCACGCCCGTGCCAGGGCAATGGTTGCGCCGTCTGGTTCATCAAATCCAGCTTACGAGCGATTGCGTACTTGGCATCGCAGTTTGGGAGCAGATCAGTGCAACGCGAAACCGAGGCCTTGGCCCCCTTGTGGATGACGCGGAAGCTCGGATGAAGAAGCTTCGTTGGGTTCAGAAAGAATATGAGGAGTTCGCCGATGAATACGCCAAGAAGCTGCACTCTGCACGCATGCTCCGTAGGCAGTTCCGCAGCCGGATCGAGGCAGCGCTCACCAATATGTCCTGAGGGGCCTCCTTTCACGGTTTCGCCTCCGGCTTGCGAATGCCGAGCACCTTCGATTTGATCGCATCGACGGCCTCGGCCGATAGGCCTTTCTCGCGTGCGACCTGATCGACGGCATTGGTGGTGGCAACGTGCAGCTCGGCTTCGATCTTGCGTCGCGTGTCGGTGCTGATCTTCTTGGCGTGCTCGGCCGAATTCAGCGCGCGTGCGCATTCCATCAGCATCTTCGCCGTTTCGCCGTCCGCCTTCAGCTCGCCTGCGTTGGTCAGCATCTCCAGCGTGAGTGTCTTGATCGTCTCCGCGACCATCAGGGTGACCGAGTTGTCGCCGGCCTCGTCGAGCTTCGGCGCCAGCACCGCGGCGATCGCGCGGGTTTCTTCCAGCCGGTTCGATAACTTCGCAATCTTCAGGGCGGTGCGGTTAAAGGCGGAGCGCGAGATAACCGGCGGCGTCATCGTCACGTCGTGCGCCATCGCTGCGGCCCGCAGCCGCTTGTTGAACTCGTCCAGGATGTCGAGCTGGCTCTTCTTCCGTTTCTTCAGCTGCTCGAACGCCCAGAGTTTGGCCTCGTCGGCCCACTCGGGCAGCTGGTCGATTTCGGAGAGGCGCCCCCGCCGAGCGGCGTCCATCGGCTTATCCCTCCGGCGGGCTCATCCGCTTGACGCCCTCGATCGGCTGGCGCCGCTCGACGTGCTCGATGCCGCGCTGGACGAGCTGCGCGATCACGGCGCTGCCCTGGACGACGCGCTTGACCGCGCCCATGTGCTCCAGCCAGGCGATCTCCTCGCGCACCCACTCGCGCGACTTGGCGATGCCGAATGTCTCCAGCGTCGCCTGCAGGATCGAGTCGTTCAGCGCGTAATTGCCCTGGTCGTAGAGCTCGCGCAGGATGATCAGCCGCGCCTCCTGTCGGATGATGTCCCTCATTCCTGCATAACCTTTTCCAACATCGCTTCCTGAATGCGCCCTGCCATTGCGGAGATCGGCTTCATCCGCTCCGTGAGCTGCGCCAGCTCCGTCTTCACCTCCTGCAGGCCGAGCGAGAGCTTGTGCGTCGCGTCCTTGTCCGGCAGGTGCCTGAGGTCGTTCTCGACGGTCAGGACGCGATCCTCGACGGTATCCACCTTCGTGCCGATCGCGCCGACCCGCACTTCGAGCGAGTCGAACTTTTCCTTCTGGTCTTTGGAACGACCGTTGAAGACGGAGTAAAGCAGCGAAGCCGCCGCGATCACGACGGCCGCCCAGGGCGCCAGGGCACTCAGTTCAATCACCGCGTCGCACTCCAGCAGCCAATGGTCTCTCCGTGCTCGTTGTGCGAGAGCACGCCTTCGGCGAAGCCTCGGTCGTGCTTCGCGACGTATCTCGCCGTGTCGCTGCCGGGCCGCAGCGGCGACCAGCCGTCGCAGGCGCTACCACTCATTGTCCGGCCGCACCCAGCGATCAAGACGCTTGTTAAGATCGCTATCGCTAAGGCGATGAACCTCATCATCGGTCTTTGCCCTGCTTCTCAAGTTTTCGAGTGACTGGCGGTCCTGCCGGGCGCGTTCGGCATCCTTCCCGGCGCTGAACACCTTCAGCACGGCGATGCCGATCGCGAGCGCGATGGCGGCGCCGGCGGCGATAGCGCGGCCGACTTTGGACGTGACGAACCATGCGGCGATCGAGGCGAAGGAGATCATGCCGCCAGCGCCTCCGGCGAGTCTTCGATATGGGCGAACACGTCACCGTCGATCGCGCGCTGCGCACGCTTGCGCTTGCGGCTCGACCAGATGGCATAGATCACGCCGCCGACCGCGATCACGGCGCCGGCGATGACGACGCCCATATAGATCCTCTGCAGAACCTCCGAGGTGCCGATGAACGGCTCCAGCTGATACTGCAGGCCCTGCAGCATGCCGGAGACGCTGCCGCCGGCTGCCGCGCCCTTGGTCGCGTCCTCCGCGTCGATCGCCGGCTGGTCGACGTCGCTGGCGTAGGCCTTGGCGTCGCCGAACAAGCTGTGCGCCGCAACCGGCGCCGGACCGACCGACCCGGTCGCCCAGGCCTGGCCGATCTTCCTCGCGTTGGCGAGCCGCGCAGACCAGCCCTTGCCGAAGGTGCTCCAGGTGCGGAGGCTCTGCAGCATGCCGAGCCGGCGCGCCAGGATATCGGCGATCAGCGCGTCGTGATCGGGATGGTTCTGCAGCGCGGCGAGCGTCGCTTCGCCGATGTGGCCGTCGACGTCGTTCATGCGCAGGGCTCGCTGCAGCCACTTCGCGCTCTGGTAAGGTCCGGAGTTGATCGCGCCGTCGAACACGACCAGGTCGACGCCGGCCGGCAGATCGTCGCCGCGAATCGCGGCCCAGTACTGGGCCCGGTAGATGTCGTTGCGCTCGGCGATCCATTCCGGGGTGTTGCGCATCGCCGCTGTGAGGCGCTGGCGTGGCTTGCCCTTGCGGTCGCGATAACCGTCATAGACGCGCTGGATCACGCCTTCCAGCGTGACGCCGCCAGGGTCGCGCGGATGATTGCTGAAGCCGCCTTCGTACTTCAGCTCGATCGCGAGGGCTTTCTGGAAGTTTTGGCGCAAGGCTCGATCCTTTGCTATGATCGAGCTATCCCGCAATATCCCGGAATTCGTAACCCTGACACATGTCAGGCGGTCATAACGTGCGCGGGCGTGCCAGGCTGTTATCGCCAGTTTGCGAGCAGCTGGAAAGCGAAGCCGATCGCCATCAGTGCAAAACCGAGCGAAGACCGCCACTGATACAGCGTCCGCTTGCCTTCAACGAGGCGATCATACTCGGCTGCCGTCATGCCGTCCTCCAGTGCGTTTTCAGGCGAAAGAACGATATTCACGCCCGGTTCATGGGACGGTTGGGGCCAGCCGTATTTGAAGACGAGCGCCACGCCCGCAATATTCGAGATCAATCCAACGGTGTTGAGCCATTTCACCGTTTCCGCTGCCGAGTTCACGACAGTATCCATGCAAGCGCCCTCCAGGGTTAGGTCACAGCAGTTTTCCCTGCCGGTCGTCTCTCTTACTACGCCGGCGGGCACGATGGCGATGCACCGTCCGCTGGGCGATGCCGAGCTCGCGCGCCAGTTGCGACGAGGACAGGTTCTTGCCGTCCCGCTCGTGCAGCGCCTTGGCGATCGCGCGCATCATCTGCTTGTAGGTGCCGCCGAACAGCGGGATGTCGACACGCTGGCCGCGCCGGCCGTCGACCGCGAACAGATCGCAGATCTTGTCCGCCGAGACCCGGCCGACGCATTGCACCAGCCAGTGATCGTCCGCTGCGCGGGCCGGAAAATAGATGCGGGTGCCGCCGGCATGCGAGGCGATCGCCAGCGCCGCGGGGACGCCCGCGACCTCGGCGATCTCAAGCAGCACGCCGGGCAGCGCCTCGCTCACGGCCTGCGCGCGGCCTGGTCGGCCGGCGCGCGCGGGCCGGTGATGGTGGTGACGACGTTGCCGCGCACGATGTAGCGCAGGCCATCGGCGACGATCACAAGCTCGCCGGTGCCGAGCTTCTCGGCCGCCGCCGCGGCGCGTTTCAACGAGCCTTCAAGCGCGGTTCGCAGCGCCTCAATGTCGAGCCCGCCGGCGCGCTCGATAAAGCGCAGCAGCGCGTGGTCGGAGACGCGGACGAAAGGCAGCGGGCGGCGGGCCATGGCTTTCCTACTCGGTGCGAGATTTCTTCTTCGCTTGCTTTTCAAACTCCGCGCGCACGACGCTCGCGAAGCCCTTGCCGTGGTCGCGCTCGATCCGCTCGTAGACGAACTCGCGACTGAGCGGATGCGCCTTTTTCAGTTCGACCAGCAACTGCTCTGCAATGCTCATCCCGCTTCCCCTCGGCGGACGTCAGGCCCACGCATCGGCGAACCGGCGGCGCTGGAGCATCGGTGGACGGCGATCAGCACGCGTTCGATCGATCGAGCGGAACGCGTGCGCTCTGCAGTAAGGTCCATCGCCCGCGGCGACAGCGCCGCAGAAGAAGAATCCCTCCTGGCGCGGATCGCCGACCGGCCAATGGCAGCAGTCCGCGTCGAGTTGCATCAGCGTGCGGCGCTGCTCGATCGGGATAGCGAGATCGTCGACGTGCGGCGGCCGCTCGACCACGCCCTTCATTTTTGGCGGAAGCGCCTGCGCTCGTCTGGCGGTCGGTGCGCGCAGCTTCCGAATGCGCGGTTCTGCTTGCCGGCTTTGGGAACGCGAGCCGCCCGCGGCAAACTGCTTGCGGTTGACGACGCCAATGACGGCGTTGCGGGTTACGCCGCCAAGCATGCAGGCGCACTGGGCGGCGGAATAGTTCGCAAGCCAGAGCTTTTCGAGCACGGCGACGCGATGATCGGTCCAGCCGGTCTGGCGCTGCGCTTCCAACAGATCTGCGTCCGAGACGGTGTTGACCGTCGCGTCCATGCGTGGCGCCTCCTTATTCAACCGCCCAGGGCGGCAAGGTGATCTCGATCGTGTCTGTGTCGACGATCTCGGCCGCGCAGAACTGCTTCTCCTGCGGCTCGCCACCGAAGCGCTCGATGTGGCCACAGAAGAACTGCAGGCCGCCCTTTCCCATGGCCTGCGACACGATGATCCCGGCCTTGTCGCGCTCAAGGCGGACGACTCCGGAATCGGAGTCCGCTCCGATCAACAGGTTGAACTTGGCGCCGGCTGAGAAATTCGCCCGCGCGGCGAACTCCATCGACAGAGCGATCTTGAGCGCGGGACGCCCGCCGCGACCGGACAGGGTCACGCTCGCCGGCAGCCCGCGCCGGCCCGATGCAGTAATGTGCTGAAGTTTCTCGAAGGCCATTTCCACTTCTCCTCTGCTTGAAAGCGGTTCAGTTGCCGCGGCGCGCCAGCGCGCCGCGCAGCTTGCGGCCGAGCGCGGCGGAGACGTCGTCGTAGTGATGCGGCGTGAAGAATGGCCAGCCCTGCACGCGGGCGACGCGGAAGGCGTACTGGTCGAGATCAGCCATCGGCTGATGCGCGACGAACGGCTTGACGTCGCCGATCTCGATCAGCTTCGCCCACTGCGCATTGATGACGGCGCGCTTGGTGGCGATCGCGCCATGGTCGCCGCCAGAGCGCTCGGCGTCGGCCGGCCATTCGACCTTGGCCGCGCGGGCGATCCACGCCTTCAGGCCCTCGATCGCCGACGCGCTGGCGCCCGGGTTGTTGAGGAAGCGGAGATGCGACACGCCGGTCTGGCGCTCCAGGAAAGTCAGCATCGCCCTGTCGTCGCGCGCACGCACGACGCCGAGATTGTAGCCGGCGATCCACAGCGCCCGCAGCTTGGCGCCGACCGGCGTCTCCAGGCCGGCCACAGTGCCCCTGGTGCGCGCCTGGCCGGCGAGCGCCTTCAACCGCTCGATGACGCTACCGGCCTGCGATGTCGTGACTTCCTTCGACGAACGCTTACCGGTCTCGCGCTCCAGAAAGTCGCGGTAGGTTTCGCCCTCAAGGCCGACACGGCCGGCAAGCGTGTGGATGGTCGCGATCTGGCTGTTCGTCGCCATAGGAACGCGGTTCATGCGGTTACTCCTTCCTGTTGCTTTCGACTTTTCGTGCGGGGGAATCCGTCCGGGCCGCGCGTGCCGCGCGGCACGATCGCGAGTTCCAGATCGAGGGCGTTGAGTGCCGCCTCGAGGAGGTCGACGCGCGGCATGTGGCGCGTGCGCCAGAAGCGCAGCGAGTCGAAGCTGACGCCGCTGCGGCCCGCCACTGCGTCGAGTGTCGCGCGCTGCGCGTTGATTTCGAGGAACAGCCCGCGGATCAGCGGGTGCGTATGCTGCGGAATCGCCAGTGGCTTCGGCCGCGGCCCGACGCGCTCGCGGTACGCCGCAGCGCCGGCGAGCTTGCGCGCACGGAAGACCGGGTCGGCATTCAGTGCCGACATGAGTTGTGCCTGTCTGCCGGCGCGCATCGGGCTCATTGCGGATCGCCGTCGCTTTCGCGCTCGTCCAGGAACAGCGCCACGGCGTCGGCGACGACCGATCGCCGCGCTTCCCCAGTGCGATCGCAGTAGGCCTTGAGCGCCGCTTCCACCTTCGCGGGCAGGTCGTACAGCGGCAGGCCTTCGTGCTCGGCGCAGACGGTGATCGAGCGCGACAGATGCGGATCTGTCTTGATCCATCCGCGCTGTTCCAAAGCAGCGAGCAGGACGCCGACGCGGCCCTTCGACTTCGTGCCCATTCCGGCTGCGATTTCCGAGTAAGACGGCGCCTGCCCGTGCTGGCCGATGTAGGCCTTGATGACGTCGAAGCAGTCGCGCTGGCGGGGCGTCAGGCCGAGCTTCATTCCGAGTGCGGGGCCGTTCATTGCGCGGCCTCCGCAAGAGCTTCACTCTGCGGCGCCACGGTCTCCTGGGCGAACGGCTCGACCGAGAACGTCTCGCCGCCGCGGCCGATGCTGACGCCCTCGATCGTCTTGGCGAGCGCCTGATGCTTGAGCATGGCGTCCTTGTCGACCTCGATCTTGGTGCGGAGGAAATTGGCGAACTGCCGGCCCTTGCTCTGAATGCGGGCGATGATGTCTTCCTCGTCGCCGCTCAGGCGCACCTTGGCCGGCTTCCAGCGCCACGCGACTTCGCCGGTGCCGAAGTCGACGGTCTTGGTCTTGCCGCCGTCCGTCAGCGCTTCGCGGTTGGCGGTGCAGTAGATGTGCACGCCGGCGAGCAGCTCCTCGGCCTTCGCCTTGTGCTCTTTCGCCCGTTCGGTCGCCGCTTCCTTGACCTTTGCGAGCGCGCTGTTCATGTCCGCCTCGATTTTCTCGACGGCGCGGTCATGCTCGCCAAGCTCCGCGATCATCTTGGCGACCTCGTCGCGGTTCTGCGGCACGCGGATGCTCGCCGCGTTAAGCTTCTTTTTCGTCATCCGACTTCTCCGTTGCAGTGATGGTGGGGTTTGCGACGCCGTAGCCGAGCGCTTCGAGCTCGCCGGCGACGGTGAAAATCTTGGCGCGGACCTGATCGGCGATCGCCTGGCGCGCGGCCTGGCTCTTCACGCTCTCCAGCGCGTCGGCGGTGAACAGCATGTCGAAGGTGAGATCGGCGAGCCGGACCAGGTGCGTGAGCAGCATCGCCATGGCGATGATGTCAGCGGTGGACGCCGCCAGCGCCCGGCGCTTGCCCTGGGCGGCGATCTCCGACGCCACCTTGATGGCATCGACCGCTGCGACCTGGTCGGCGAGCGTCGGTGCGGCCGGCGCGATCGGGGGCGCGGATGCGTTGCTGTCGGTCACGCCGGGTCCCTTTCGCTGATCTCGACGCGTCGGGCGGCGTGCTGGCGCGGGAACAGGATGACGTTGCTGTCGACCTGCTCGCTGGCGATCACGGCCGAGAAGAGCTTCGGATCGATGCCGAGCTCCAGCATCGCCGCCTCGGCGTACGCCAGCTTCAGGTCACGCGCGAAGGCGCGCGCGTCCGGGACCGTGAAGGTGACGCGACCGTTGATCCAGTCTTCAAAGGTGTGCGAAAGCCGCCTTAAATCGCTACTGAGCATCGCCGCCCCCGATGTGCGAGTGCGGGCAGCCGCTGCGGCAGGCGCGGTAGAGTTTCGCCCGGATCGACGATGCGCCGGTGTTGCCCATCCGCTGCTCGTCGAGGCAGCGATCGCGGCCGATCTCGCCGACGACGGGGCACATGACCTTGTCGCCCATCAGCGCGCCGCGGACCTTTTGTTCGACGCGCGCGATGTCGCCGGGATACTTGCTGGCGATGATCTGGCTGACCACAGCCCCCGAGTAGCCGATGCGCTTTGCGACGCCGGCAGCGCTGGAACGGTTGCACTCGCGGACAAGCTCCGCGACCCAGTCCGGCAGCTGCTTGCCCCACGCGGCTTGCGCCTTCGCAAGAAAGTCGATCCTCGCGCGTCTCATGACAGCACCTCGCTCGCCACGGGCTCGTCGCCGACGAATTTCTTGAGGTTGGGGTCCCAGAGCGCATCGGTGGTGATGCGTCGGCGCTCCGGCGGCCTCGGCCCGGTATCCATCGACGGCTTCAGCCGCCACGTCGCATGCCGATGCTGGCCCGCCGCGGGCTTCAGCTGCACGAGGTAGCCGGCCTGGTGCAGCATGGTGAGGTAGCGCTTCGCCCAGACCGCGCCGAAGCGGCACTCGGGCGTCGTTGCGGCGAACACGAGTTCCGGCAGTGTGAACTGCTTCAGCGCACGGATCGCCGTCCAGATCTGCTTCTGTGCCGCCACGCCGATCGGCGTGCCGTCGCCGCGGAAGCGCGGCGTCGTCGCCTGGTTGACCTTGAGCGCATAGACGTGGCGCGGCTGCTTCGCTTTCGTCCGCTCGATGCGGACGACGTCGAGGAAGCCGGCGCGATGCAGCGCGCGCACGTAGCGGCGCACGCTGCCGATGTCGGTGTTGCTCGCTCCGTCGACGTCGGCGGCGGTGAACGTGCCCTGGGACTCCGCAAGCCTGCGGATGATCGCCCAGTAGCCGTCGTTGCCGCGCGGCACGCGGACGGTGAGCGTGCCGCGATCATGGTGCTCCGGGTGCATCAGGCGGCCTTGCGGCTGCTGCGCTGGAACATCTCGACCTGGCGAGGCTGCGGCGGCTGGCCGGTGAAGAAGCGCTCCGCGCCCCAGCCTTTCAGGTCGATCGCGGTCAAGCCCTTGTTGCGGGCGAGCTCGCCGGCGCGCGCGACATTGACGACGATGCGCCGCGCCCGGCCTCCGGACTGCTCGCGGATCGCATCGAGCAGATCATCGCCGAGGCGGACCTTGGCCGCGAACGCCTTCGCCAGCTCGCGCGTGTCGTCGAGATCGCACGGCTGAGCCGCAAACCAGTCGAGCACGCGGTTGTGCAGCCGCTCGACGCCGAGCAGTTTCGTCGGCAACCGCTCTTCGCCGATCAGGATCACCGGCGCGCCGGAGGATTCCTGCAGCTCGCGCACGATCTCGATCATGTTCTTGTCGACCAGCTTGTCCGCCTCGTCGACGATCAGCGGCCGGGCCGGATCGTCGCCCAGGGCCTTGATGGCCAGTTCCGCCATGTCGGCGATCGGCAGGCGCTCCTTCACGTTCTGGCCAAGCTCGCGCAGGATCGAGCGCAGCAACGTGCGGCGCGTCCAGGAATCGCCAACCTCGACGCGGATCGCGCGGGTGCGATTCTGGGCGAAGATGCTGGCGTAGGTTTTGCCGTAGCCGCTGGGTGCGTGGCAGACGCCGAAGCCAGGCAGGTGCGGCTCGCGCGTGATGAGGCGTTGCGCCATCGCCATGAAGGCGGCGACGTTCTTGATGGCGACGGGACCTTGCGTGCTCATGGGGATGGACCTTTCCTGGCTCAAATGTCCGATGCGGCGGACTCCGACACGGCGGCGTCGCCATAGGTCATGGCGAAGCCGCGATACTCAGGACCGTCGCGGTAGCCGCCGAGCCAGAGCAGCTCGTCGGCTTCCACGAATTCATTGCGGGCAAGCCGCGCCTCGATCGCGCGCGCCCGGTTCCAGCGCTGGTGAACCGTCTCTTCGCTGCGCAGGCGCTTGACGTTCGCCGGCGCCGCTTGTTCGGCGCGCAGCTGCTCGGCGAGCGCGGCGATCTCGTCGGAATGTGTCGCGGCGTCGGCGCGCTGCGGCTCCGCGGCGGCGGCGAGCGCCGGCGTGACGTGCGCCTCCGAGGCCTTCGGAAATTCGATCAGCTTGCCGGCGTCCTTCAGCGCCTGGCGGTGGATCGCCGGCGCGATGTCGGCGGCCTTGATCTTGCGCGCGGCGCGCTTCACGTCGTCCATGCGCTCGTCGATCAGCCGCTTCTGCTCGGCGCGAACGGCGCGAGCCGCAGCAGCAGGATTGATGCCCGCGAGATCGGGCGAGATCGCTTCGCCGAGGTATGTTTCGCCGGACGCGTCGAACACGTAGGCGCGGCCCATGTCGGCCTCGTCCATGCGCACCAGCACCGTCTCGCCGACGGTGAGGAAGCCCGCCATATAGTGGGTGTCGTTGACGCGCAGCCCGGTCTTGGTGACGACGCGCAGGCCGTCCTTCCCTGCGACCGGCGCGAGCAGCATGTCGAGCGCACGGACATCCTCGATCCGGCGCACCGGCCCGGCCGCCATCGCGGCCACCGCGAACGGCGACTGTCCGCGCAGGGCCGCATGCGGCCTGTTGCCGTAGATGTCGGCGCACCACTCGTCCACGCGCTGCTGCAGCTCGGCGGCGGTGAGCCGCACCTGGAACATGTCCTCCGGCGTATCGCCCAGGCGCGCGGAGAACGCCTTGCGGCCCTCGATCACCTTGCGGTCGGCGACGCTGTGGCCGATGAAGCCTTCGAGCGTGCGCATCAGCCCGCGCTGGAGCGTGCCGATCGCGCGCTCGACGTGGCCTTTTTGCTCCGGCGAGAACGGCGCGGATTTCTCGTGCTCGATCGCGAGCGCCGCGAACAGGCGCTGAGTCGTGCGGGCGATGAAGTCAGAGCCGTTGTCGGTCTTGATCCGCTCCGGCACGCCCCACGCCAGGATGGCCTTGCGGATCAGCAGGCCGACAGCGGCGGCGCGCGGCGTTTTCGTGACCAGGGCGGTGAGCCGGCGGGAGAAGATGTCCTCGCACAGATAGAGCGTGTGGCGGCCGTCGATCGTGAGCATGTCTGCCGGCGACGCGTCGATCTGCCAGACCTCGTTGAGATGCGAGGCCGGATTTGCGACGCGGGCGGCGAACCGCATGCTGCTCTTGAAGCCGTCCGGGTTGCGGATCGACTCCAGCTCGACGCGGAACTGTTGCCGCCAGTTCTTCAAGGCGTGTTGAAAGGTCCTTACAGGCGGCATCTCGGCGATCGCGCCGCCAACGTGGATGTGCGGAAACGCGTCGGCGATCAGGGCGCGGACATGATGCGCGGTGAGCTGCGGCTGCTTGGCGAGCAGCGCGAGGATGTAGGTTCGCACTTCGCCGTTGTTCGCCCGATCGAGCAGGCCGGTGCCGCGGCGCGCGGCGGCGCGGTCGACGCCGAGCCTGGACTTGGCGCCGGCCTTCGCGAGCGCGCGCCAGCGGGCCAGTGTGCGTGGCGTCAGATGCTTGACCTCGGCCGCGATCCACGCGGCAACAGTGACAGCGCCGGCGTTGTAGAGATCGCAGAAGTGGAGATCTGCGCGCTTGCGGCCGATCGAGGCCTGCGCTGCGACGCGGTCGGCGAGCGCGAGGATGGCAAGGCGGGCATCGCGCGCCTGCGCGGCGCCGCCCTTGACGTCGACCGCATCGGGCTCGGCCGCCGCATCGCGCGCGATCGCCGCGGGAACATCGACATCGCCGACCTGGCGGCCGATGTAGGCGGCGCGCGCGTCAACGGGCAAGGACCCGACCGCATACTCGACGCCGCCGCCGCGGCCTGCACGGGGCCGTGCAGACCAGTTGCCGCGCTCCGCCGCGAACTGCACGCCGCGGGGCGACGCCGGCAGGCCGGGCAGCTTCAGCGCTGCGATTTCGGCGGCGGACAAAAACATCTTCACTCCCGGTTGCCCCAGTCCAATTCCAAGTCGGTCAGTTCGCGTCGGCCGCGGTCCGAAGCGCCTTCGTCTGGCGCTTGATCGTTGCCGCCGTGGCTTCAAGGCCTGCATCCCAGGCGCCGTCGGCGAGCGCGTCGAGGATCGTTGCGGTCTGATGCATCTGCGCGCGGAGACGCGCGATGGTGGTGTTGGGTGTGACCCGCGCGACGCGCGGCGGTGCAGGGCGCTGGTTTTCCGCCGCCGGCGCGCGTCGTACGACTTGCGGGCGCTCGCCGAACCAGCGGCACTCCATGCAGGCGGGAAAAGCGAACCCGTCATCGACGCACTGGAAGATCCGCTGGCCGCAGCCTTCGCAGGTGAACTCGATCGAGCCGTCCGCGTTGTGCTGGATCGCGTTGGACTTGTCCTCAAACGTGCTGACGTTCATCGGCCCGCCCTCCATTGCTTGTCGGCTTCCTCGTGTTCGCGGTCGAGCTGCTCGCGGGCTTCCCGCAGCATCTCGCGGCGGATCAGCGCCTCGTACTTCGCGTCGACGGCGATCGCGCCGGTGCCTTCGAGCAGGGCATTGAGCAGCCGCAGGTCGCCGGTCGCGGCGAACAGCGCTGCCAGGCGATGGGCCGGCATGTTGTGGCCGTCGTTGGCGGTCGACGTGTATTGCGCGAGCACGCCGCTCTTGACGGGCTCACCGGCGAGGAAGGCGCTCATCTTGGCGGCGATGGCTTCGCGCGAGCGGCCGGAATCCTTGAGTGCCTCCGCGATCGCGCGCTTGATGCGGCCGGCGACGCTCGACGCCTTGATGCGGCCGGCATCGAAGCGCGCGACGACCGGCGGCGGCGTAAACTGGCTGGAAGGATCGCGCCGGCCGGTCATATCCACGCCTCCGGCAGCTCGACCGCGAACCATGGATGACGGCGCGCGCCGGCTTGCAGCCCGTCGAAGGCGTTGAAGAGCGCGGCGACCAGCTCGGCATCGATGCGCTGCGTGTATTCGCGTGCGCGCTCGACCCGCCCGGTGGTCATCGGCCGAAACGTGCCGATGCGCGTCGCCCTGGCATCGTAGGCGCCGTTGAAGAATCGCGGCACCACCGGCCGCGCCGGGTTGAAGCGCCAGAGGGTGGCGACCGCGAACCTCATGGCCGCCGCCTTTCTTCGCGGCGAAGCTCGGCGATGTCGATCGCGCGGGCAATCGCGACAAATGCCAGCACGACAAGGCCGGTCGCGATGTCGGCATCAGGCCATTCGCCGGAGAGCAAGCCGGCGAATGCGTAGCCCGCGTAGACGGAGATGCCGCCGACGATTGTGCAGTCGACGCGGGTGATTCCGTTCATGGCTGCCTCCCGATGATGGTCAGTACCGACGCCGGCATGGCGCGCACGATCGCGGCGCTGCGATCGTC